TTTGCTGAATCGTCAGTGAATAAAGCATATTCAACTTTCGCACCTACTGCCTGAGCGATTGAGTTTCTTAAAGCACTTTCAATTGACTCGTTTGCTTGCATTGCTGCTTGCTTACTGAAATCAACGTATGCAGCCAATCTTTTTGGTGCAAGGTCTTTTTTGCTCATTGCTGAACCGCCATCGATTGCGTCAGAAACTTCCGTTTCCCATTGTGTGGTAACCGCTCCAAGTATTGGAATACGTTGGTCAGTTGTAGTGCTTACACGTGTAACACCAAGATCATCAAGTATTGTGTTGGCATAAACTGCATCAACAAAACTTTGCGCTTCAACGCCACTTGTTCCGTTTTCTGTTATTACTGCTCTATTCAATACCATTGATGGTATTACAACACCGTTCGAAGAACGGCCAATTGCTGCCATTTCTTTCTCACCTTCTTGTGCCATTTCTGCTTCTAAACCATCAAGTTTTCCGCCAAATGCCGCTCTTACTGCTTTACCAAAAGAAAAATCTCTTACAATTTCTTTCTCTTCTTTTGTCTCTACTGCTACGGGCGTACCTCCAAGGTTAGCCGCGTTTTTTCTTATTTCTTCCATTTTTTCTGTTTTTGGTAGCTCCTCAACTAACCGTGATAGCTCTTCCATGTTTGTATCAAATGACACTTTTTCTTCCTCTGTAAAATCTCTATTTTCAGAAGTAACCAATGTTTCAAGAGCATCCAAAGTGCTTTTTGCCGCACCTATTTCTTCTCTTATTGTTTTACTGTTTCTCATTTTTTTAAAAATTTAATGTTACAAATGTTATAATTTAATTAAAGGTATTTTGTAACAATTTTAACTTTTGCGAAATTTCTTAAATCCGATTTGGTATCAAGTCCCATTTCAACCGGTGCTTCTTCAACAACTTCAAGTGACTTTTTAAGTTCATCAACTTGGTCAGAACTTCGCTTAAATGCGTCACGATTTGAACCCGCTGACACAATTGACCATTCAATTAATTCTTGGCGTGTAAAGTATACGGTGTCGCGATCTTCTCCATCACCTTTGCCATATCTGTACTCATGTGGAATTGCTCCAACACTTGCCATCTTCAATATCCCATCTTGCATTTTATTGAATACTTTGTCGGCCAGCGGGTTGTTACCTTCACGCTCAAATGTCACTTCACCAATCAATGCGTTGCCATCTTGAAACACACGTGACGTTCCAATTATAGTATCTGGATTTGATCCGCTTACATCGTGATTATACCCAACAATTGGATTGCGGTTATAGCTTTCTAACTCCCAACCGGCCAATTTAAAAACCGTGCCATGTCTGTCAACCGATTCGGTTGAAATAACGAATTGTGCTGTTCTGTTTTCTACATCAACACCACGGCATTCAACTAATCTATCAATTTTATTCATTACTTTTCTATTTTTTTCTATTTCTTTCAATTTACTTTCGGACCATCTTAACCCAGCTTTACCACCCCACAACAAATAAGAGATTGTGCCGCACGCTTCATTGTCATCTGGGTTATAGTACACTTCTGCCCTGGATAAATACGAGTACATTCTCTTTATTGTGTCCTCGCTTACCGCTTTTTTTTGCGAGAGATCACGACCTCTTCGCTTCCCCACGTCCGTGGCACATTTATTCCCTACCTTTTCATTTAGTTCAATACCTCGTTTTGCATTGTTGGAAACCGCTTCCGGGTAATCGCTATAACTCGCCATTTTCTTTTTTGTAGTACGTTTTTATGTCGTCTATTGGTATACGGTTTATTTGAACATATCGCTCATCGCCACCCTCAATGCTGTTTCTATCTTCCAACTCAAGTACATCATTGATAGTATACGCTCCTATATCGGTCATCAATCGGTAATACTCCCCTTTTGTTTTTACATCTGTACGGAGTAGCCTGTCAACATTGTGTTTGAAATAAAAATCTCTTTTTTCGTTGTCTTTGAGTAACTTCCGTCTGTACTCCTGCTCAATCTTCTCAATCCACGACCCAATGCCGTATGTCACAAACTCAATGCCCATTTGTTCAACGTTTGAATATGTTGACCCGTCCATTTCGTTGATCATAAACGAAGGAATGCCCAAAATTGTGGCAATCTCGTTTTTCTGAAACTTTCGTGTTGCTATAAATTCAGCATCAGCCGGTGGCATTCCAATACGGTGATATTTTGACCCCGCATCAAGTATAGCTGTGCCACGTGTGCCGTTTGGCCCATAGTTCGCACTCCATTGTTGGTTTATTGCGTCTTTCGTTTCCGGCTTTAAAGTTCCTGCATACTCAATATAACCATCAATGCGTGTTCCTTTGTTGTAGAAATCTGCCCCATAATCCTGGGCCGCAATACTTAAACCCAAATTTTGCTTATGTATTTGAATAGCACTCATTCCAATCACAGGATCAACACCAAACCCGCGAAGGTTTATGATGTCACGGTCCGCAACAAGTAAAGTTTCTGTTTTATTTGAGGCAAGTTTTATTTCAACTTTCCAATAAATTTCATCGTCATATTTTAACGGCTCACATATTTCACGGCTTACATTTGTCAACGCCGTTGGTGTTCCAAATGAATCACGCTCAATGATTGCCAAACCATTCCCGTGGTTTATTGCCGATGTGATCAATATTTGTGTGAAATCAAATGATATGCTTTCAAAATTCGCTTCAGCGTTTAAAAGATATTCAACCGGATGGCTAACCATCTCACGTTTCCCGTTTGCCTTTTTAAAGACTTCAACTGGCAACATCGCAACCGATTCCGTAATTCTACGAACTCCGGCCCAATACGCAGACAACCCCATTGCCGTGGTTTCTGTGACTGGCGTTCTACCAACAGCACCCCCAAAGGTTGCATTTAAAAACCCTTTCTTTTCTGCTAAAAACGGATTTATTCGTTTAATCTCGAGACCCAAAAATTTCACTATTGCAAAAGTGATTAATGATATTTTAATTATTTGTAAATAATTTAACTAAAAAAACCCTTACTTTTCTGCAAGGGTTTGTTTTGTAAAGATATTGCAAACTTAATTTAATTTTTTATTTGCCCATTTTGTAGCCATTTTTAAAGAATTATAAACTTTACTATCTAAAACTTGTTCTTCACCTTTATAAACTTGAACATAAAAACATCTGAAAAATGGTTTATCATAACCGTTATCAATTGAAATGTTTACTTTTTTGCTTCCTGATGTGTTGAATAATGTTGTCATTTTTGTTTTTCTTTATCGTTATTGTACTACAAATATATACAATAATATTAGAATACAAAAAATTTATTTTTTTTTCTTAAAATTAATTGATTGCAAGGCCTTAAAACTTTGATAATTCCTGTGCGGTTTGTAGTTTGGCAGATATTTGTTGATCTCCAAAACGGTTGCATCATACGCCATTTTCCGAATCTTCACTTTTTTCAAATGCTTATGGAATAAATCATCAATTCCCGCCGTTACGGCTTCAATTATTTCCTTCGGTACCTCAATTTCTTTGTTGTTATTGGTTGATAAGATCACCCGGTAACTGTCGAAATCTTTGTAATGCCTAAAATTGGGTGCATACTCTCGCACCATTTCAAGTGCTAAATCATAGGCGTCTTCACTGCCGTTTTCTTTTAACATTTCCAAGAAAAGAAAATCAAAGTTCCTTTTGTTGTTTAACACATCATAGATTTTTTTTGGTATTTTCATTTTTAAAATAGTTTATATTCTAATTGTTTTATCCTATCGCTTGCTATGTTAAAATAGTTTTCGTCCATCTCTATCCCTATGAAGTTTCTATTAGTATTCTTTGCAGCAACTCCAGTACTTCCAGAACCCATAGTTAAATCTACTACTAAATCATTTTCATTGCTAAACGTCTTTATTAAATCTTCAAGCAATAATATAGGTTTTTGCGTTGGGTGGTGTCCGTCATAATCCTTTTTATATTTCAGTATGTTACTTTTGTATTTTTTACCTTCCCATAAATTAAAGGTGCTACCGTATTTTATTTTGTACTCATTATCTACCTTTTTTAATTCTTGGTATGTGTAAGGTATATTAATAGTCTTTTTTATGTGGTTAAATAAATCTTCAACCATTAATTCAAACACCATCCCGTTACCATATCCAAACTTTATAGAAGTGTGAAAATTTACACTTTGCTCACTTGAGAACCTGCCACTTGTTCTCATTGCGTTCATACAATCTTCTTTTGTATGGTTTTTGTATATTTTAAAAAATATTTCTTTTAACGGATGCTTTGCTTCGTAGCAAGATTTTTTACTAAACACTAAAACATCTTCAATATAACTTACAGGTGCTTTATTTGCTACTAAGCAATTTGCAAAGTGCATTTTATCCCAATACATATTGTAGCAATGAGGTAAATTTGGTATTGCTTTACTTATTAGCTCAGTTGTAAATGGTTGGTTAGCTGTTAGCACCATTTTGCCGTTCTTTCTTAATATACGGTTTGCTATTTCAAATATATTTTTGGTGTCAATAGTTACATCCCATTCAGAAACATTATAGTTTTTTTCTTTTGCTACTCTGCTATTACCTAATCCTTTTACAGTTCCATAAGGTAAATCCGTCAATATCAAATCAACGCTTCCACTTTCTATTTTATCGCTTTCTATTAAGCAATCGCCTTTATATAGTTTTATCATATTATGTATAAGTCTCCTTTTTCTAAGTAACTCCCCCCAGTATCACCGCCATCAAGCCATAAGCCGTACGCCATTATGTTAGTGATCAATCCATCAATTTTTTTATTTGGTGTTTTAATATCTTTTTCCAGCTTTATGTTTCCGCTTGGATCTGACTTTACAGCCGCATTCCCGGCCATCCACCTCAAAACAGGGTTGCCGAAGTGGTTAAATTTTTTACTTTCAATGGCCGCTTGCATCTCCTTAGTTGGTGCGGTCATACTTTTAAATCCCTGCCTAAACTCTACCAAATCAAAACCCTCATCAATCAACTTGGGTGCTATATGGTGACTATTCCAATTATCGTAAGCAATGGTGCGAATGTCATATTCCTTTCTCAGCTCCCCCATTTTGTGGATTATAAAATCGTAGTCAATTACATTTCCGCTTGTTTCTTCAATCAAATCATCACGCACCCATTCGCGGTATTGGATGTTATTTTTATCAGCCGATTGTGTCCCCTTATCTTCGGGCAACCAGAACCAATTTTTTGAATAAAATTTATCATCTATTTGCCACACCAAAGAAAAAGCCGTGATGTCTGAACGTGATGACAAATCCAAGCCCCCAAAACACGGGTAATCTTTCAAAATTTCTTCATCAAAATCCCATTGGCTGGCGTTCCAAATTTCGTCATTTATCCAACCGTCTTTTGATTGTGTCCATAAATTTAAATAATACCTTTTGAAACTGTTCAAACTTGCCGCACTTACCATTGCTTTGGTTGCTTCTTTTTCATAAGCACGTTTGCCAATCGATATATTGTAGTTTGGGTTTGCCTTTTGCCAAGTCCGTTCATCAAATGGATCATCATCTTTATCAGCTCCATAAACACAAACCAGTTGTGATTCATCTTCAACAATTCCTTTTGCCACGTCAATGGCTTGCTCATGCCGTTGGTATCCTATGCCATACAAATCACTTCCCGCCGTGGTAATTATAAAACTCAAAGGTTGCTTTCTTGCACCCTGTGATTTCTCAACCATCTCCAGCACTTCATTGTTTTTGTGAACATGGAGTTCATCAATGATTGCTAACTGTGGATTTATGCCATCTTCGCCCCCTGCTTCTTTAGATAATATTTGATAAGTTTTCAACCCGCCAATGTGGTCCGGTGCGGTTATTGAATTACGGTAAATATTGCACTTTGATTTTAAACGTGGTGATTTCTGTATCACTTGTTTTGTTGCTTCAAAAACCAAACCCGCTTGTTTACGCCCCCAGGCAACCCCAACAATCTCACTGCCCCCCTCTCGCTCTATATCTATAAACACACACGCAATTGATGCGGCTAAGAAAGACTTCCCGCTTTTCTTTGGTATTTCAATGTATGCACTTGTGTATTTTCTTAACCCTGTATCTTTGTGTTTCCAACCAAACAAAGGTTTCACAATATCATCCTTTTGCCACTGCTCCAAAATGAATGGTTCGCCAGCCATGTCACCCTTCACGTG